GTTGGATTGTTGGGGAAACAGCAAACCAATTTCGCTAATGATTTTGAGTCAAGAATTGAGACTTTAGAGCGAATGATTGAAGATTTGACCGATTGCGATGGATGTTGCTTTTATGCAAATGCTGATAATTTGAGTTTCACGGGTGGAGACATTGGGTATGGTGTTTATTCAAATCCTTTGTTCTTTCAAAATATCCTAACTCACGGGGCGAACATTACAACGGACGCAACGGGAACGGTATACATAGCACCAAAAAGTGGATGGTATCAAGTTAATTTGATACTTGAAATTGATGTAACGTGGGCGACACCACCCACGCCGTTGTGGGTAAAAATGATGTCAACTTTATTCAGAGCCGGCACGAAATACAAGAATCTTGGCTTTGATGAAAGTTACGCAGAAAAGAACGGATCAGGAACATTGACAAACCAATATCAATATAATTTGGGTGGTTCTTCTGGTGTTTATTTAACGGCTGGCGATAGTTTGGATGTTAGGATAATATCTAACACAACAACGCCATCAAGCCCCCCGACGACAATTGTATATGGTGGGTTTGATATAACTTATCAATGTGATAAACAGGCAGAAGAAGCGGCAATAACAAATACTTATGCAATATAAAAAGGGCTTAAAATGGCTTTTGTGAGAGACGAAATAAAAATATATGAAGTACCGGCAATATTCACCCCCGTGGGTCATACTGACGGGCTTTGTTTATCGACAAAATTAACAATTTCCGATATTTTGGGAGCTTGTAACCCAACGGCAACTTTAGAAATTGTTGGTGTTGATGTGATTGAAATGAAAAGTTCAGGGAATTTTGCTGATAATGATTCAAGATTATTCTTGAGTTTCACAGACTTTACGGACGCTGGCATTAACAATACATTTTTAACAGGCAACACTTTAAGTTTAGCCGGTGCGAAAGCTACAAATTTAATGATTCCGCAAACAAATATCTATTGTCAATTAGTTGCTGCAGGTGGCACGGCTTATGACGGCACGGCAAGACTATATTTTAGAATAAAATTTAGAGTACATTAAAAAAGGAAAACACAATGGTGGAAAAGTCAGGAACTTTGACCCATAAAGGGAATCCAAAAACGAATAAATGGAATTTATCGAATTGGAAAAAACATAAGAAATTATTTAAAATAGCCTTTGAAAGTTGTGCAGGGACAACGACAATTTTAAAACATTTGAACGTGGCAAAGGCTTCTTATTATAAAAAACGTAGTGAGGACCCGGAGTTCAAAGAGTTTGTTGATTCTTTAGCGATTCCAAAAGCTGCAAAATTGGTTGAACTTTCAAAAGAGGCTTTGCCAAGTTTATTGAAACCCAAAAAAGTTTGGTTAAAAAAAGAAGTTTTAGATAAAAATGATAATGTTGTAATGCTAAGATACCAAAAATATATACAGATTAACACATTTTTATTAGACAGAATTTTAATGACAAACGGACAATTCTCAGGCTTTGTAGGCAACACAACAGACACGACAACGAGCTTAGCAGAATTTGCGAAAATATTAGATAAGCAAAATAATTTAGACAATAAAAAAGATAGCAAAAAATGAGATTAAAGGGACTAACACAAATACAATATGATTATTTAAACGATGTGAAACACCGTTTTATTATTGTTAGTGCTGGCAGACGTTCCCGAAAAACTCTAATAGCAAAGCATAAAACATTGCAAGTGGCATTTAATAACTCTGATTTGAGGATTGTACAGGCAGCCCCAACATTTAAACAGGCAAAGAAAATATTCTGGACTGACTTATTGAAAATGACTAAACCAGTTTGGATGCGAAAACCTGACTTAACAGAACGGACTGTTTTTTTAAAAAATGGTACAACAATTGAGCTGGCTGGACTTGATAACCCTGATAAAATTGAAGGTTCTAAACTTGATTTTATACATATTTCAGAGTTCCCAAATTGCAAGGAACACGTTTGGGCTCAACACGTTCGTCCGATGTTAGCGGATACTGATTCTTATGGATGTGCTATTTTAGATGGAACACCTGAAGGCAGAAATTTTTATTATGACATGGCTTTGGATACTTGTGGTGGGCGAATACCAAAAACTCAACCGATGTTGGGAGCTTATGGAGATAATGAAGATTTCCCGGAATGGGCTTTATATACTTGGTTTTCTTCGGACGTTTTAGATAAAAAGGAAATTGCAGCGGTCAAAAAAGAAGTTGATATACAGACATTTAAACAAGAATATGAGGGATCTTTTGAAGATTTATTTGATGTTGTTTATTATGCTTTTAGTGCTGATAACCACACGACGGCTCAATATAGCTCAGGGGCTTTACAAACTTGGTTGTGCTTTGATTTTAACGTAAATCCAATGACGTGTGTAATCAACCAAAAATTAGGGGATGGTAAATGGTATGCTATAAAAGAATTTGTACATCCATCAAGCAACACGAAAAGAACCGGCTTAATGATACGGGATTGGTTAGTTGAAAACGGTTTCCCCCCTTGGCTTGGTCTTACTGGCGATTACTCAGGGAATTCAGATAAAACAAGTGCAACCTATACGGATTGGATTATTTTAAAAGACATTTTCCCAGAATATAAAGAGCATAGGGCGATTGTAACAAAGTCTTTAAAAAATAGGGTCAATGCTTTAAATAGCAAAATGCAACCAATGGAAGGCGAACCAACGCAATTTATAAACCCGAAAATATGTCCTGAATTAAACAAGGGCTTGAATAGATTAAGAGTTGATACGAGTGCCAAAAGATTTGCGTTTGATGTTGGTGGGCGTGTCGATTACTCACATATTACAGACTGTTTGGATTACCATGCTTTTAATGTTGAAAATCCATTATTAAATAGAATAACTACAACAATAGGATAAAAAATATATGGCTTATGCTGGCAGTACTTGGGATGATGTGATAAACAAAAGAACCCACGACCCCGACGGGCGAGTGAATTCATCATATTACGAATTTGCTTATAAAGATAGTTTGTTCGCAACTTGGCAATACACACCATTTAAATTGGATATTGCTGAAATGTCATATCAAAAAGCAATGGCAGTTTTCGGTCAAACTGGTCAAACGGCAGAAGAGGCACGCCGGGAGTTGTTGTATCAATACCTTAAATATAGCAACTTTAGCAGTACAAAACAAGACGACGTCATTAAATCAATGTTCCCAACATTACCAACATCAAATAGTTTTGTGAATAGGATCATTAAAAACATTGCAAATATTTATATCAATATGCCTTTGCGTAGCTATGAAGGCAACGGAACGGAATTGCTTGAAGAAACATTAACAGAAGCCTCCTATAATTCGACAATGTTGAACACTTACAGAAAAGCCAAATTAAATGGAGAATGTTTGGTAAGACCACGGATAAGACGTGGGAAATTAACATATCAAATATTGACACCTGAGAGTTATCGAGTCACTAAAGACGAACACGGGAATATTTTAGAGTACTGGCGACCGTATTATGAATACGTTGTTAGTTTGTCGGGTGTTTCGGAATCAAAGCTAAGATTTGAAGTTTGGACATTGGAAGAATTCAAGATTTTAGATGGTGAAGACGAACATTTAAAACCGATAAAATTCACGCAAAAAACCCAAAGAATTGACACAACAACAAACGGGATAATTGAAACGGAAAATGAATATACATCGTTCCCGAATCCGTACAAAGATTATAAAGGGAATCCAATAATTCCAATTGCTATTTTAAACTTTAGTCAAAACGATGACGACGGCACGGAAGAATCAAAAGACAATTACGAATTAGTCAAAACTCAATTAGAATCTAATTTAATGGATTTCATAACTAAAGAAAACTACATATATAATTCTATTGGATTTTGGGTTATGATGAATATAGACATGGAAAACTCAAATATCCCAATTGGTAATTCACGTGGAATTGTTATGCAAGGCGTTCAGGAACCCGTTGAAGGTGGGAATGCAATGCCAAGTATTGAACACGTTACAGCCGATGGGGTTTATAATGAATTGATTGAAGCTAATAAAACAGTATTAACGCAACGGATGAGAGACGCTGGACTTCCTGAGTCAATGGTTTCACAAAACCCCGGGATTGCGGCGTCAGGTGCTGCAATGCAAATTGATTGGAGGGAATTAATTGAGACCAGAAAAGAAGATTATGGAGTTTTAAAAAGGTTTGAAAATGAGTTAATAAATTTAACTGCAATGTTTTTGAATTTTGATAGTGCAAGTACTTTAAAAGGTAAATTTAAAAGTGAGATTATTGTTACCATTGACTACGTTGAACAATCGTTCAATGATTGGGCTGAAAAGAAAGAATCAAACGATTACAAACGCCGTAACGGCTTAATTACCGTAAAAGAATATGTTGAACAAATGGCAGGGGTTGACACAATTTTAGATGATGACGAGGCAATTGAATATATGAATAATAATATTAACAAATTTGAAGGGGTTAAAAGCAATGACAGCGAAGGAACAGGAACAGAAACAATCGGATTTGATGAATCTGACACAAAGCAAACAATTAACGCAGAACAATCGGAAGGGCTTACAAGCTCTAAATGATTTAGTTCACTTACAAGTAGCTAAAATCAAAGTTCTGGAAAAGAAAATGGATGAAATAACTAAAGAAATTAAACCAAAAAAGGGTAAAAAATAATGTCAGAACCAATCCCAATTCCAAAGGTCGAGCCAAAAGTTGACGGGAATAGTTTAGAAAATGCTGATAATTCGACATTGTTGGCAGAAATTGCAAAGCTACGTACTGAAAATGCAAACAGGCGTGTTAAAAGTGCCGAAGTTGCAAAGGAAAACGAAGATATTAATTTGAAATATAGCGAATTGATGTCAAAAATTAATGAAGAAACCGACGCAAAAAAGCTGGAGGCTGAAATGCAATTAAAAAAAGATGGTGAGTTTGAAGCCCTGTTAAAGTCCAAAGAAAATGATTTTCTTTCAATGGCTGAAACTAATGAAAAATTAACAGCTCAGAACTTGGCATTATTGGAATTTCAAAATGAAGTTATTGAAACGAAATTAGAATTAATTCAAGATGACGAATTACGTGAAATTTTAAAAGAAACCAAAAACATAAAGTTGATCAATAAAACTTTAGAAATGCAAACGAACACACAAAAAAACTCAATAGGTGCAAATGATTCGGGTAAGACACCCAAAGATTACACAAATTTTAATCTTGATGATTGGAATAATTTGGCAACAACAGACCCGGCTGGTTTTCAATCTTTGATGGAAAAAGAAGAATATCAGAAGGCATTTATGAAAATACGTAATTAATAACTAAACAGGAATAAAAAATTATGGCAACAATTATTTCTCCCCTTTTGTACGAACCGTTTGTACAACAGGCATTGATATCAACTCCAAATCTTATAAGCATGGGATTTGTAGATATTGACACGGCTTTCGATATGGCTGAGGGTGATTTTACAAAAGTCCCTTATCATAATAAACTCACAAGCGTTTCGGCAAACAATAACATTGAAGCGGGAACAACCCTGACACCGACTGAAGTTGATGACTTTGAAATCCAAGGCGTCACAATCAGGCGTGGTGATTCTCAGTACGAGACACAAGTTGATGCCTCAAGGCGTGGCAGTTCTGCACTTCTTGGCATTAAATCACAAGTTCCACAGGTTGCAATGGATTATATGCAAGATGATTTAGTTGCAACAATTAACGGTGCTTTTGATACTGGTGGGGCTTTGGCTTCAACTAATACGGTTGACATAACCAGCATCGGCGATGGTACTCCAGAGCTACAAAGAGTTGATTCTGCGGTTGAACAAGTTATGGGTGAAAATGGCAGAGATATTACAGGATATATTGTTAATTCAAAAACTGAATCTGATTTAAAGGCAATTGGATTGGTTGAATATGTAAACGCCGGTACTTTTGGCGAAAACATATTATACAATGGAAGAATCCCAACGTACAACGGACGCCCTTTACTTGTGAATAATACACTATGTGCCGTTGACACAACCACAACCCCCGACCAATATGCAATTTATGCAGTTGGTGGAAAACCATTTTGGATATCCCGACAATTAGGGTTGAATATTAAAGAAGATAATAATATTCTCATCGGTGGTGGAAAAGACTACTTTGCATGGTATCAATTCTTCGGCGCTGGTGTTAAAGGCGTTTCATATACAGGGACTGCACAACCTTCGGCTGCAACCTTGGCAACTGTTGGAAATTGGTCTAAAAAGTGGGCTACAAAGGACATTAAAATAGTAAAGATTATTACTAATAAATTAGCGAGTGCATAATGAAAATAAAAATGATAATACCGGCTTTGTTTGGCATTATGCTTTTGATTGGTTTGGTTAATGCCGAAACCTTTAATAGTATTGAGCCGACAGATTTGGCAGCGGGTGACACCGTCACGGCAACGAGTGGAAATATGTACATCGAAGATGCTGAATGGATTTGGATTACGACTCACGTTGTTAATACAAATTCTGCAAATGTCACAATGTTGACACAAGGTTATTACGACGGTACTTGGGCGACAATGGATAGCGTTCTATTCACCGATAGTACAACCGTATTTGATAGAATGATACGGAATAATGACACAAATCGAGTAGGAGCGACCGATAGAGTTAGAACTGTATTAACAGTTGGTTCTAACGGCGATTCCACAGCACAGATTCAATATTTCCAAAACATAGAAATTAGGGAATAAACAATGGCAACTTTGGATAGTTTAAGAGCTGATCCAGACGTAATGCGACAAGGCAACGACGATAACCCCGAAATTCAGGGGTTATCCGATGCCGATTTGGTTGTCTTGAATTTGGAATCAGCACAAGCAATATTAAAAAAGGACTTGAAGGCTTCAATAAATGCATATGAAGATAGCACTTCAATTGATACGGTATTGGATCAAATTGTTGACAAATATGAAGAATGTTTACAGCTGGCTTTGATGTATTTGCAATTAAAAGTTATGTATCAACAAGACTATGAAATTGACTCAAAAAACTCACATAGGTTTGATACTTATGCAAGGCTATATGATGACGAAAAGGCATTATTCACAAATTACAAACTTTCAAGCCGTTCGAATACAAGAATGGTCAATTTCTTAAGGGGTTAATTTGGGAACTTTTAACAAATCATTTACGGATTTAATTGTCGGTGAATTTCAGGACAAAATGACCGACACAAAAGCCAAAAAGCAAATTAAACTTTTGGCAGAAGATTTAAATCAATTTATGATAAATAGAATATTATTAGGGCGTGATATTGATAATAGGATATTCAAACCATTATCAAAAGGTTACACCAAAACAAAACGCCGTTTTATTACTGGCAATATCGGGAAATCCAAAAGTTTAAAAAAGATTTTCAAGCAAAGAGTTAATAAATACCGTGCTAAAAATGTCCCAAACTTTATAAGATTATCAGGGCGCTTATTAAAAGCGATCCGTTCAAAAGTTAAATCTTTTCGGGTTTTGTCAGGTGGGAAGGGCATAATGTACTCAATTGAGTTTTCAATTTTAGATAGCCAACAAGAAAAGGCGGAATGGGTTACAACTGGTGGAAAATCTAAAAAACGCCGTGAGTTTTTCGGACTTGGCAGAGCCGAAAGCCTAAAGAAGAAACAAAAAGAGATTATCAATGCAAGATTAAGCAAAATTTTTAAAACTTTTAAGTGAGATTGAAATGGCATTTGGAGTTATAGAAAAAACGTTGTATCCAATTTGCAAAACTTGTATAATGGTAAAATGTACAAAGTTGGATTATTTAACGGTAACATATGAAGTTGCCGGGAATGATGCGATTATGAAATCATTTTGTAGTATTTTACAAAAAAGTAAAAGTGTAACAATAAAAAATTTTGGGGATAAATGACAACGGTAACAACTATTAGTTTAGGCGTTAAAAACTTTGTAGAGTCTGCACTTGGTTCGGGCTGGGATTACGTAACTTTATTGGGTGTGGCTTCATTGGATTCGGCGAAGGATAAAAAGTCCACAAAATCAACTAAAACGGCTTTTATAACTATATTAGATGACAGCCCTGAGAGTTACCACGTTAACCAAACGCCAGCACTAAGGGAATATAAATTTATTGTTTGGTTAACAGATTCAAGCGATATGGAAACCCACCAATTAACACTTAAAAACGCCTTTGATTCAAAACAAGAGACAATGTTCACGGTTACCGGCTCAGGGAATTTCGGACTTATGGACGTTGGAGGCGAACATATACACGATGATACATATTCTTACTATCAACAAAATATTACAGTATTGGGGAATTGAATGTATCAAAAAGAAAAAATAAGAATAATAGATAAATTATACGATTTACCAATTAAGACAGTTGATAAGGGTTATCATAAACATAATAATATTGAGCATTGGGTTGTTGAATTTGAAAATGGTGTTTCTTTGATTGTGGAATGTCAACATTTTTTAGATAGTAATTATACGACAATGAAAATTGATTCTCACGGCGTCAAAATTACTGAGAATGAAATGCTAAATTCATTGAATTGGTTTTGGGAATTATTTAATAAAATTGATTCCTTTTCAGCAAGTGACGAAAAGCAAAATATTGATGAATTATTGAAGAAATTAAATGATTAAAAATTTGGTTATTGTTGTCGCGGGTGCGAATTCTTTGCATAATATTTATAAAGATTCCGATAATTATGTTTTAAAGGTTATTGATTACCGGGAAACTCCTGGCACAAAGTATCCTTTAATATATAATTATTTGGTAAATGATTTATTCGCTCAAGAAAAGCAATACGAAAATTACTTATTCCTTGATGATGACATAATGTTAATCACAGAAGATATTGACAAAATATTTAACGAAATGGATAAGGGTAACTGGCAAGTTGGAACGCCTTCATTTAACGCCCAAAATATGCCCCACAACACAATGCAAACTGATAATAATTGTGTAGGACATACGACAAACGCAATGGATATTTGTAGTGTATTTATGAAACACGATTATTTGTTGCAAGTTTTTGAATCCTTTAAATTGAACAAATCAGGTTATGGCTTGCAAAATTATTGGTACTCAAAAACAGAGGTTGAATTCTTTGTTTTAGACACCGTACAAGCGATGCACACAAAGCCCAGCAATTACGGCAAAGATTCAATATACAACTTAACAGACGGCGAAGAGGGTGCTTATAATGAGTATTTGGAAATGTGGGTGCTAATTGAAAAAGAATTTGGCAAGAAAAAAGAAGATCACATTGCAAAATTTATAAAAAAATACTTAAAAAATGTAATTAGTTTCCCAATTATTTATTGTGATTCGGATAAGGGGAATCTAATAAATTGTATTAAGTCATTGCCTCAAGATAGTCAAATTATTATTGCTGAAACAATACCGTATAATGGCGGATGGAGAATTGATATTAAGGACGAAAAAGCGGACGGATCTTTTATTGTTGCTGAAATCCATTATCCAATGTATGATAAAAATGGCAATGAAAAGAACCTTTTCAATTTTGCCAACGCTCGAAATTTGGTTAAATCTTTAGCCACAAGACCAGTAATTTTTAGCATTGACGCGGACGAACTTTTATTAAACAGACAACACGAATTGATTAAACAAGAGGCTCTGGAGTTAGCAAATCAAAATGAGTATAATTATGTAAATATTACAAATTCATCAACTTGTAAATATGGCATAGATAAAGACAAAACACAACCAATATTTGAAATGGTGGAACAATCAAGAATTTTCAAAAATAAACCTTCAATCAATTGGGTTTTCCCAAACCAAGAACAAATCACAGAATTTATTGATGGCAAACACCAGCCAAGAAATGTTAAAAAATCAATAATTAAAATTGATCATACTGGTTATGAGATAGATAAAGAACACCTTTTGAGAAAATTTGAACGTAACTTTAAGATGTATTTGGATAATATTTCGGAAAATGGTTACGAGGACTACGAACACGCAAAACATTACTTACACAGAGAAGCAAATAACTATTATAAACTTAAAGAACAAATGAAAGATGAATAAAAATGTCTGACTTTAGAAAAGGTGCGATAGGTGGTGGTAACCTAATTGAATTATTTGAAATTGCAACAGGTGCATTCACTACTTCTTGGGTTACCTTAGATAAACAAGTGGGGGTAACTTACACGGGACACCCCGCAAGCGGTAACCTAACAATTACAGCCGATTCACGGCAAAGAAACGAGGATTTAAACAATTTCCTCGCTGCGAAACTATCAACAACGGTGGTTTCTGTTAATGATGAAATTTACGAAAATGATTCAAAAGACACGGTAATCACTGGGTTGGATTCCAGGTCAAGAGACGGAAAAGATTTTGGGTTTATTGCATATATGGCAATATCTACAAATGATGACGGCACGACAACAAAACGAGAAGTATTGTATGGTAGGGCTATTCTAGCAGACGGCACGGGTGACAGCTCCACAAGTGCGGGTGCTATAACTCCGATTTCAATAGTAATCCAAGCTGTTGATCAAGAAGCGGTCACAATCGGCTCGGCTTTATTTGATGCCGATATGGTTACAATTACAACAGGTGTTACCGTTGGACTAACTGAATTCGGTGCTATACAATACATGACACCATAAACAAATAATTATTAATTTTTAAAGGGTTGTAAAATGGAGAAAAACCAATTGGAAGTAATCAAAGAATTGATTCCAAATTTAGAAGAGTTGATTCTTGAGGGACAGAAAAAAGCAAAAGACGAACAAAACAAAATTGAATCAGATTTTGAAATTGTAGACAATGAAACAAAATACAAGGTCAAAACTTTTGAAGTGATAACAGGGAAATTATACACTGATTTAATGGCAATTATTGAGACTTTCCCTATGGAGAAAATCAAAATTGTAATCAATGAAGAAAAGGTGAAAAACCCTGATATTACAATTACTGAATTAGCTACGATATTACATAAAAAACACAAGTTTTCTATTGCTGATATTTTAGCATTCAACAAAGGTGATTTTGTGGATTCTGAATTCATGATAAAGGAAATGATTTATTATTTCAAGTTTTTTCAAGCGATTATAAATCCTTTTGGTTTGACTCCTGAGCGAAAAGAAAAGATACTTGAGGATATTGTATATGATGGGACGCCAAATGATTTTTGGATGTCACAAAATTACGATTTAATCAAGAAAAAGGTATTATTTTTTCGTAAAAAACTTAACCCAACAAATTAATAAAATTGCATGGCTAAGGCGTACAACTCCGATATACACAATATTAGAGAACGACGCCCAAACCATTGCGGACCAACGACGCAAAGATAAAAAGTTACCACAGCCCACAATAAGTGGGCTAATTGGTAACGAAATTACAAACAATGAGGCGTTAAGCACTTGTTTAAACTTATGTGATAATCAAATTGAGCCTGCTTTAAGGTTTTACAATGAATATGATTATTACGACGTAAATTTACTTTACACCCAATTACTCGCTAACTCATATAGGGTTATATAATGCCAGATAAAATAATTGTTCCAATTGAATTTGAAACTAAAAAGAGTGCCGAAAAGGCAGCCAAACAAGCCGAAAAGCAATTCACAGATATAAAAATGAATGTTGATGTTGACGCCAACACGTCACAAGCAACAAAAAAAGTCAAGAAATTAGAATCAGAATTAAAGGGAATTGACAGCCCGAAAATAACACCTGAAGTGGATACCGCCCCAGCGGAAAGTGCTTTAAGTGGTTTACAAGACAAGATAACAGACTTTGCGGCTTTGGGTGCCGCTGGTATAGCAGCAGCCGTTGGTGCTGCAATGGCTGAACTTGTGGCAAGAGGTGGCGAACTTGAGGCAGAATTCAGGAAATTATCGGCACGAACTGGGCGAGTTGGTGAAGATTTAGACGTATTAAGAGAAAAAGCCGATTCATTGTTTTTGGCTGGCGTAGGCGAGGATGTTACCGAAGCCGGGAATGCCTTTGCAATGGCAGATCAACAATTGAAACAATTTTTAAAAAGTGACGAAGAAATTGAAAAGTTTACAAAATCGGCTGCTGGCATTGCTAATACTTTTGATTTAGAAATTAATGAAGTATTATCAAAGTCACGTACTTTTATAGCTAACTTTGGGCTTGACGCTGCTGAAGCTGGCGACCTTATAAGTTTGGTTATGAGAGACGCCGCAAACCAATCTGAGGACGTTCTCGACACTTTATCTGAGTATTCCGTAAAGATGAAAGAAGCCGGGATTAACTCGGAACAATTCACAGGGTTATTAATCAAAGGTGTGCAGGCTGGTGCATGGAATACGGATAAATTAGCGGATTCCATCCAAGAAACAAGTTTAAGGCTAGAGGGATTTTTGACGTCTGCCTCCTTAACTGGGTTGGTCGACCAAATCGGTGGGGCTGGTGGTGAAATTGCGGCAGAGTTAGCAACCGTAGCAAAAGAAGCCGAAGCCGGTGAAATTGACACACTTGAATTATTGGGGATTTCAGGAAAACGGATAAAAGAAGCGGTTGATTCTGGCGAAATTACAGAAACAATCGGGAGGTCTTTGATTGGGGCTGTTAGTGGTGTCCCTTCAGAGGCTATTGGTTCTGAGATTTACGGGAAAATGTTTTCAGCACCAATTGACGAAAACGAAATAAAAAAACAAGCCAAACAAGCTGGTCAGTTAATGGCTGATTCTTTAGAGCCAAAAGGGATTGCGTCAGTCATGCGAATTGTTGACGTTGCAATTAATGATTTAGCAACAACTTTGTCAAGGGCGTTGGCACCTGTTTTTGAGTTGTTGGCTCCGATTGTTGCGGCAGTTTATGCGAATATGAAAGTATTATTTACAATAATCGAATGGGTTTTAAAACCTATTGGGTGGCTTGTTGACGGATTCAAATTAATCTATGAAGAATTGAAGGTCTTTGAGCCGATTTTAAAAAGTGTTGGTGAGGTTTTTGACCATACCGCGGTTGTGGTTGACGGTGTTTTAATTGAGGCTTTAGATGCTGCAAGATTAATATTTAATAGCTTATCAGAGGCAATTTTTGGCAGTGATGAAGAAACAAAAGAGCTTGGCGAAACAATGGAAGGCTCGGCAAGTTGGGTTGAATCATTTGCAGCCGGCTTAAAGAATGTTACGAAGTGGGTTGGCAATTTCGCAAGTGGTGTTCGTGACTCAATCGAGAATTCAAACAACTTGGCGACATTCAATTGAGTGAAGGCACGGCAAAGCCTACGGGTGCGATTGGACAAGTATTGCAACCATTAGTAAATGAAACATCGCTCGCAACTTTGGACAAACGTTTGGAACATTACGCTCAAATGGATATACACCCCGTAATTAGTCCAATGTTAGATATTAAGAAAATCGAACGTGACACGAAAAGTTTGGCAAGTTCTTTCACCGATAATTTAGCGGGTTTCCAAGAAAGTTTAACAGGCTTATTTGTTGACGAAGGCAAAGAAAGACGAAAAGCGAATCAAGACGAATTAGAATCCAATGAAAAGGATTTAAAAAAATCGTTAGGATTGCAGGAAATCAGTTATGAAGAGTACCAAAGTCAATTATCAGAAGTACGAAAAGCTGCAGCCGAAGAAGAAAAAGCCATTGCGAAAGAAACGGGCGGGGATTTGAGTAAATTGCAAAAAGGAATTGCGGCTGGTTTTGGCTACATGAATACGGTAATGGCTGAACAAATGCAAGAATCTTTGCAAGGCACAGGGGGGCTTGTTGATGTTTTCCAAAATTATTTAGATGGAACTGAATACGGTGTTACAAAATGGTCGTATGATATTGGGGACGTGTTTAATAGTTTAGGAGAATCGGCAGGCGAAATCTTTGCCGTTATGGGTGCTGAAGTTGGTGCTGCAATTGCTAATGGTGAAAATGGTTTCAAAGCACTTGGGAAAGCCGCGGCAAATATGGCAAGTCAGTTGTTAATGTCAATTGCTCCATTGGTTATCGAATCGGCTTTTTCTTCTTTACCATTCCCATTAGCCTTGGCAGCCGTTGGGATTGGATTGCCTTTAGTATTTGGACTTTTGGAATCGTTTAAGGGTGCTGAAGAGGGTGTGATTGGTATTGATTCAAATTATAATACAAAACCCGGTAAAACGGATAAAATACCATTTCTACTTGCACAAGGCGAGGGCGTTTTGAGTAAATCGGCAGTTGATTCAAGCGGACAAATAGTAAGCAATAAAGAACTTTTCCAATATGCAAATAAAACGAATCAACCAATGGAAAATTTAGTATTGCAAAGGTTGCAAACAAGCCCACAAAACAATGTATCGGCACAACACGGTCAAAACAACGCTTTGCAGTTAGAAATTGCAAGATTAAGCAAAGTAAATGCAGAAATGGCAGGGGTTTTAAAAGATGGAATAAATGTAAATTCACATTCTCATTTGAAAATCACAAAACCAAACAGTATAAAAGTTAAAAAACAAGTTGCATTATATAGGTAAAAAAATATGAGTGTTCCATATTCAGTAGGTTTTTTCGGTGCTGATGAAAATTATACAAGCGGTGCGGCTGGGGTTTATAACCCAACGGTTACCGAATTAGGTGTTGAACAAACGGCAAACCCTGACTTCAATTTGTCGGTTTCTTCGGTTGATGCTTATGGTATGTTTTTATCAAGAGAAGCCGAAGGCGATAACGACACTTTTTTAGATAACACGATGTCAACAATTACAACATATAGAGACGGCTTCAAAGTTAGGGTAAAAGCAAAGGCATTTCCTTTGCAGTCCGCCCCGGTGGTATCTTTGGAGAGTTACGCCCCTTTTTTATTGACATTGCAAAAGCCTTATTTGTGGGTTAGGAGCAATAATTTCCCATTAGGTTTTATAACAACGTCAACAACTCAAGCGGTTGTGGTTTCGGGTTTTGAAACTATAAGAGTTGGAAGTTTTTATATTTTTGAAATCGATTTGAAATTTGTAAACGCAACAAACACGGGTTAATAATGCCATACAATCCAAATTTAGTATATTATAATGAAATTAGTACCAAAAGAAATTGGTCTTATCGGTTATATTTTATTCCGGCAAGTTCGACGCCTTTGCCGATTGATTTAGTTGCAACCAATTTTGAAACGGACGGCATTGTCAAAATGCCTGATTTCATTTTAAGGGATTCGTTAAAAATCAAAGCCGATTACGACGAAGAATTACCTTTGGGCTTGCCATTGGCTGGTGAAATGGAAATAAATATGCGACTCGATAGACTTCAGGATCAATCAACTCAAGATTGGTCAGCAATGAGAGAAGATATTGTGCAAGCCACAAATGTTTAGATATTTTTAGAGCCACTTTGCAAGATGTTACAATTGATTATTTGAAAGAAGTTTGTGATTTATCGGCAAATGAGGACGACATTTCAGGGGTCACTTATTTACGTTGGGACTATACAAATGCAGACGGCACGCCTTCCACGGCAACAATGCCAGATGTTATTGAGGGTGGATTCGATATAAAGGCTTTATCTTATACCAATTTTGTGACTGCGGTTCACACGGCGGCGATTAACTTAATTAGTCCATTAACGCGAACAACATGGACAGCCGAAACCGTAAAGGATTCAATGTTGGGTTCATTGGTTTTATACAAATTAAACACAAGTTATGGATTAAAGGCATTGGTCGGTACGCCTTTGGTTTCTTCTCAAATACGTTTTATATCCAGAATTTTAGACGGCTCTAAAGAAATTGCAGGGATGTTAACAGCAACCAAGTCCGATAATTCATTTTTTGCTTTTGAGAACGTTTGGGATTTGCTCACAAATTGGTTGCCAAGTTTATTTTCAAAAGGTTATTTAAATATTAATTTGACTAAAGGCACTTCAATTATTGCAGAAATTGGTTTTAAGGGTGTTTTTGAGGCAACGGCTGGCAATGCTTACGTAATTACAAAAGCCGATATGGTTAACGATGATGTTGAATATACAGAAGGTTTTGAAATTGTAAACGCTGGTTATATTGCCTGTGCTGATATGTCTGAAAACCAAGGCAACACTTATGAAGTTAAAAATAAATCCTCAAGATGGTCAGATAATAAATTTGAGTACGAGCCTATAGTCCACAATATGATTCCAATGGCAATAAAAGGGGTACACAAATCGGGGACGGTGTTTTCGCCCACGGCAAAACATAGATACAAACCCGAATATGATTTAATGCGGGGTTTGTTGTATATGCCAACGTCAACAAGTGCCGCAAAAACCCACGACTGGCTTAAATTTGCACTTGGGGACGGTACTTTTATAGAATCGGAGAGTATCACATCATTCTCAGATTTACCAACGACACTGCCAGGCCGACGGAAACAATTAAACAACTGGATTGAAGAAAGACACACTTTGTCTGGCTTTGCTTATACACTTGCAAAAGCGGGTTTACAGGTTTTTGGGAATGAATTTCAAACTCAAATACCTTGTACGTTGCAACTTGAGAAAGCACTGCCAAGGCATTTGGGAGATATATATACAATAGATGTTAATGATTTATACCCATTTGATATAACCACAAAGATTGACAGCGATCCAGACAATGCGGTTTTAACAAGTGTCGAATGTGACTTTTACAAACAAGAATCTGAAGCAACTTTTTTTATTAGAGGTGATAGATAATGGGTTTTAATAGGAATAAAGCAAAATCAATTAATCCAACTAAAATGGTAAATTATCGCAAAACTGGTAATGCTATGAATGTTGCAATTAATAGCACAACCAAAAATATATTTGTGCCGTATGTAATTACGGGCGGACTTGGCGAGGACGTGGATATTTCCACAAATTCGTTTTTGGCGTCTTTTAACCCTGAAGATGGTTTATGGTATAAATCCACGGCTTTAAAGTCTGATAACTTGCCAGCGTGTGGGGTTTTTGTACAATCAGGATCAACAGGTGACACGGTAAATATTCAACAATTTGATGAAATTGCTTTGAACGGTGCTGATTTTGATTTAACCAAGCCGGTTTATTTAGACAATGGCACGCCAAATTTTTCACAAGATTTATTAACAGACCCGACAAGTGCAAAAGATTTAAGGCAATATATAGGTTTCCCAATTTCCGATAATCATATAATTTTGAACATTTCAGAGCCTAAAATTTTGTATTAATTGCACAGAGTTAATACAACAACCCGACCCCGCAAGGCTTATTTTTGTGGGGTTTTTATTTATCAGGATTTTTTGTATATTGCGATTGTTAATAATTGATTTTGCCTTTTTTGGTTTCGTGCTGGAAAAGGCTTTTTTATTTGGGGGACTATTTGTATATTGCAGTTGCAAGACTCGTCTGTCTTGTATAAACAAAAGACAGAATAATATTGAGCCTGTGCCTTCGTAAGCTAACAGGCTTTTTTATTGCATACATTTTGATTTTAAAATATATTATTTGTATATTACACACGCTCAACATAGTGGAAACACTAACTCTCTTGGAGTCCCCAACCTTGGGGGCTTTTTTTATTGCCAAAAATTTTGTATATTGCAAATGTTGATAATCCCTGAAGGTTGAGGAGGCGCACACAAATGACATTATTTTGTTATAAGGTTCACGGGTTCAAGTCCCGTTAGGGGAGCAAAACACAAAGCCTGCCCCACCTCTCAAGGAAGTGCAAAAGGGGTGGGCGTAGATTTAAATTTGTTTGAGCAACAAAGGAGAGAAAAATCATGCCATTGAACAAAGTAAAACCTAATCCCAAATTAATGTATAACTTCATTACTCACACTTGGAATGCCATTAAAGGGGAATGTCCTCACAATTGTTCTTATTGCTATATGAAACGCTGGGGGAAACAACCTGATTTGAGATTTGATGCAAAGGAATTAAAAACAGACTTAGGTTCTAATAATTATATCTTTGTCGGGAGTTCCTGCGATATGTTTGCAGAAGCAATACCTGAAGATTGGATTATTAAGACATTGGGACACTGTGGAAATTTCGATAATACGTATTTATTCCAAACTAAGAACCCAAAAAACATAAGAAGAATATTACCAGAAAAATCAATTGTTTGCGTTACGGTTGAATCAAATCGAGATTATCCATCGGTATCAATAACACCAAAACCGTGCGACCGATTGAATGAATTATCAAAAGTCCGGCGTATTTATGGGAAAATGATAACCATAGAGCCGATAATGCAATTCGATTTGAAGCCGTTTGTCAAAATGATTAAAAAGTGCGATCCTATTCAGGTTAACATTGGGGCAGATTCCGGGAAAAATAAACTTCCCGAGCCAACAAAAAAAGAAGTTGAATCATTGATTCCAGAATTGCAAAAGTTTACAAAAGTGCATTTGAAACCAACATTGAATAGGATTATAAAATGAGTATTGAAGACCAACGAGATTTTTTGCATATCTTAAAAGACCAATTAACTCCCGGATACGTTACAATTTTTAATGATATATTTTCAAAAAACTTATATGAAAAAGCATTATTTATGGAAAATTTAGGTTATGTAAAATTGTACAAATCGTGCGAACCTATTATTGGGGGCGTCCAAAATTACGTTAAAATAATAGGGATTACCGAAAAAGGGGGGCTGTTATGAGTACCGGGAACAACCTAATTGAAGCCATTGGGGAAAGTGTAGAAAAGCACCCGAATTTGTGGGATTTTGTAAAAGGTTTTGACGTTGTTTCTCTAAAACATTCCTATTTAGATATTGTAATTGAATTAGTCCACTACAATAATTCAGCACAACCAAGCAATTACATTTTCAATTTCAAAAATAAGTATGAAACCAAGGGCGATTTCAACTTAATCAGGGATAAAAGTTATACACCAAATTCAATAATACAGGCATTCCGAACCAAACAAGCCAACTACATAGACAAAACCGAAATTTACAAAGATCAATTGTATAATAATTTGATTAAATTGCTATGAAAAAATTATATAATGAAGATAATACAATTGCCTTGCCTAAATTAGAAAGCAATTCAATCGATTCCATAGTTACAGACCCGCCAAGTTCTATAAATTTCATGGGGTTAGATTGGGATTCAGACAAAGGCGGTCGGGATAATTGGGTTTCTTGGATGGAATCGGTTGCGGTTGAATGTTTGAGAGTTTTAAAACCGGGTGGTCATGCTTTGGTTTGGGCTTTACCAAGAACATCACACTGGACGGCGACGGCGTTCGGAAATTCAGGCTTTGAAATCAGAGATATAATTCACCACGTTTTCGGTTCAGGGTTTCCCAAAAGTTTAAACATTTCAAAAGCGATAGACAAACACAAAGGCTTGGAACGTGAGGAATATGGAAACCGCAAATCAATTTCAACAGGTTTTAGATATAACCTAAATGAATTATATGAATTAAGAGAAAAAGGGATAAAAAGAACTAAAGATAATAGAGATGTAGAAACGGCTATTAAATATGCTGAAAATCCACAAAGAGAAACCGCCCCCGCTTCAGAAGAGGCTAAAAAATGGGATGGATTTGGTAGTGCGATCAAGCCAGCAGTTGAACAATGGCTTTTACTCAGAAAACCAATATCAGAAAAATCAATTGCTGAAAATGTTTTGAAGTGGGGGACGGCTGGGCTTAATATTGATGGTTGCAGAGTGGGAACAACCGCAAAATCTTTTCGAGATAATAGAACGGATAGAATACAACAAAATGTTTATGGCAAATATGTGGTTACTGATTATAATGGATCTAAAGGCAGATCCCCGAGCCATTTAATACTCGACAATTCCGACGAGGTGAAAGCGTGTTTTCCTGAGACTAAAAGCGGGGGGAGTGTCAATACATTAGGGAGTGGGAATAGCAACAATACGGGGGGCGGTTGGACAATCGGCGGCAAGACAACAACAGGGATTCATGACTCCGGCAACGCCTCACGATATTTCAAAAAACTTGACCGATACGAACGAATCGCATACTATCCAAAGGCGTCGATAAAAGACAGGGACGAGGGACTGGAAGAGAATAACACCCACGCGACCGTAAAAAATACTGATTTAATGCGGTATCTTTGCCGATTGGTCACACCTCCTGAAGGCGTTTGCTTAGATCCTTTTCTTGGTTCGGGGTCAACTGGTAAGGCTTGTATGTTGGAAGGCTTTTCATTTGTCGGTATCGAAAAAGAAAAAGAGTATTTTGAAATTGCCAAGGCACGAATTGAACACGCTGAAAAATACCCAGAACAAATAAAAAAAGGTCTTGAAATTCAAGAACCTGGAGAAAATCAACAAAGTTTATTTTAACGGCAAAGAGCCGATATATTTTAATCACTTATTACCGAAAGGAAATTTTTTTTATGGTTGAATAGTTCAAAACAAGATCAAATTATACGAGCGGGTTGGCAACAGCCCGCAATTTTTATATTTAAAGGAATATTTAAAATGAAAAATCTATTATTAGGGCTTTGTTTGTTGGTGGGGTGTAATGATGCCAAGAATGAAGCAAAAAGCGAATCTGAGCGTTTAAAAGCGGTTGTGACGCCTGTGAGAATGTTTGATATTAACGACGTTGTTTTATGCCATTGGAAGAAACCACCAACGGACGAAAATATTATGTTATTCTTGATTGAATCGCAATTTGAGCATATAATTGAAAACTTTTGTGTAGCTCGAAAAGAGACGGGGAACGGTCGGGCTGGTATTGGTAAAAAATATAATAATCACCACGGGCTTAAACGCGCCAGTACTTACCAAATGTTCACGGATTCGATAAGCACTAACAACGATTTATATTTTGATAGTTGGGTGTTCTCTTACATGAATTACAACGAACGCCGTAAAAAATATAAAGCGTGGTGTAACTGGCAAGTTCACAGGGAATATGCTGATGAACTTTATAAAAAAGTTATTCAAAAATAAGGGCTGCGGCTTCTGGCTTAAGTCCTAATTTGTCACCAAGATATTTTTTGTAAAGTTTGGTATGCGAATAGTTTTTATAAAGAGCGTTTGTTGCTTGCCTGTTTTCTGCCTTTTCCTTTTCCATTGCTTTTAAGAGCTTGGATTTTTTAGATTGACCTAAATTGCGACGGATAAACGCCTCCCCTGATTTCAGGATCAACAACGGATTTGTATTCGGGATATAATCAACTCCAGGAATCAACTTTGCAACCAAACCACGGACGATCCAATGAGTAACTTCATATTCGTTTTGTAGTTCTTTAATTGTTGTCATTTAACGACCTTTCCAATAATTCATTTTTAAGTATTAAATTTTCCTTTTGGAGTTCCATTAGTTCATTTTCGGCGTCGCTTTCGGCTTGCAATATACTCCCCAATATATAAAAAGGCAAACAAAGTACTATAATCCAAATTGCAACAAGTATAATTGATTTGATTTTATTGATTACCACTTCCATTTTTTACCCTCCTGATTTCTTCAATTATTCCATCTTTGATTTTTTGCCGTTCTTGGCAAGCCCAATACCCTATAATACTTTGGTAAACTATAATCAGGATAAACCCGAAAAGTAGGAATAGATTCATATTAACCCTTCATATATTGATCAATAATTTTTTTTGCTTTATCAAATCCAATTGCAAAACTGACTTTGAATCCTTCGGCTTTTAATCTCATTAGATAATTAAATTGT